TGAATTAAAATATATTAAGAAAGTAGGAGTTCTGAGAAATACTGATTTAAAATTGGAATTGATTCAGAACTCCGATTTTTTTTGTATGATAGATGCGATAGACGATGTTGTCGCGTTAGCCTGGGAAGACGAAGAATCGGAAGGACAAAAAAGATTGGTCTTTAGATTTGGGACTCCCGAAAAAGAAATAAAAGATAAACTCTACGAAAGAGATTTAGTTTTAGAATTTGAACAAAAAGTAGTATATGAAAACTAATATAAAAGCACTTCAACTAGTTGAAAAAGGTTTGTCATCTAAGACAATAAGTAACCTTACAGAATCACAAATTGATATCCTTCATAAAAAAATGATTGGAGAACAAGTATCTAATCCTAAAATTGCATCAAAAATTAAAGACCTTGATATCTTAAATCAAAAAGTAGGTGAGGTAGGAACAAAAATGAAAAATATTGGATTGGAAGAGGAAGACGATTTTGATTTAGATGCTGACCAATCATATACAGGACAACAAGGTTCTCACGACGAATATCAAGCGTCTGATGATGGTATGGACGATGACACATCACCTGAAAACCACGATAGTAAAATGATAGGTATGTCCGAAGAAAAAGACGGAGAACCAAACCCATACTCTATTTGTCACGCACAAGTTGGACCTAAAAAGTCAAGAAAATTCGAAAGATGTGTAATGTCTGTAAAAAAACAGTTAAAAGAAGGAAAAAATCCCGTATCTTTGTTTTTAGAAACTCAAATACAAAAAATCGTGGAAAAACATATGCCTCCAAAAATTACAAAAGGTGATTTAGTGAAATACATTTCCGAACAAGGAACTGCACCCGCACCAACAACAAAACCCGCACCAACAACAAAACCTGGTACAAAACCTAATAAAAGACCAAACCCTTTTAAAAATCCAAATCCAGGAGAAAACCCTGCACCAAAGGCAAAAAAAGTTTCGCCTGAAGATGCAAAAGACAAAGTGATTGATGTAATAATGCAACTATTAGAAAAATAATTTATGGCAAAGAAATTAAAAGAACAAATTGATTACGGGACAACTCCTGAAAGAATGGACCCAAATTTAGAAAGAAAATTGGCTAGTCCTGATAGTCTTTACGCAACAAACCCAGCAATGAAAAAAGGTTCTGCGGATGTACAAAGATTAGTTAGTAAAAGATTTCAAAAAGTTGCCGATAAATTACGTCAAGTGACAGGTATTGAAGATTTAAGTTCTCAACAAGTTCAAGGAATGGTTTATCAAGAAATGATGAGAAAACTTCCTAATATCATGAGAATTGAAGCCGCTCACAGAGATGAGTTAATCGAATTGGCGAAAGAAGCATCTTTAGATGATGCTGAAGTTCCTGAAGGAAGATATCAAATCGAGGCTAGTTTAGGTATGCCTGATACAGGTAATTTTAGAATGGAACCTGAAGATGAAGACGAGGAAGATGAAGACGAAGAAGAAGGGGAAGAAAAATTACAATTTCCATCTTTTGACCTTGATGAGTTAACTGACGAAGAAATTTTAGAATTAGAAAAACACAAAAGAAATATTATTAACGCACTTATTCAAGGTGCTGCGAAGAAAGGACATTACCTTTTCCAAAAACCTGAAGTTAAGTCAAGGTTAGATGCTATTGACCCATCTTTATACAGAGATTACTTAGGTATCATGGCAATCAATGATTTCTTATACTTTAGTATGGAACAGATGATTGAACAAATGAGTCAAACAGGTCAAGGTGTTGCAGGTAAAGTTGAATTGGATGATGCTGATGATGAGGGTGACGAAGGAGAAAGTGAAGAACAACCTGACACTAAAATCATTGCAACAGGATTAATTTTCCCAATTCTTTGTCATGAAATTATTAAAGGATTAGAAGAAGCTAAAGGTAGAGCTGGTTTACCATCAGACCCTGGTATGAGAGAAAAAGTGTTAGGTCAAACTGATGTATTATCAAACGAACCAATGCAATTACGTATCGGACCTGAAATTGTTGAAAAAATACGTTTCGCATTACCTGATGATGTTTTTGACCCTCAATATAAAGGATTGATAAATTTTTTCCATGTATTACTATATCAAATAGAGGCCAAAGAATTCTTAGAAATTATAGGAAACGCCATATCTGAAGACACATCTAAAGTAGGTAAAGCTAAAAAACGATTTGAAGAACTTGTTAGAGAAGCTAAACAAATGCAAGATGAGTTTGAAAATTATAAAGAAGAGGAAAATATTGACTCTGAAGATGATGACGATTTAGACGATTTCTTGAGTGGTTTAGGCATAAGCAGACCTAAGTAACATGTGTGAATAAAGAACAACTGATTATAGAGTTAACGAAGTGTATGAGGAATACTCCTTATGCACTTCGAACTTATTTACAGACATACGATAATACCGTATCAAAATACGTCCCATTAGATTTATTCCCCGACCAAGTTAGTTTAATAGAAGACTACGACAAATACAATGAAAACATTGCATTAAAGTATCGTCAGGCGGGTGTATCTACAGTAACCGCAGCTTGGATATCAAAAAAATTGGCATTCGCCCAAAAAAACAAACCTGAAAAAATTCTTATTATTGCCAACAAGTTAGATACATCAATGGAGATGGCTAACAAGGTTAGAGGGTTTACTGAACAATGGCCTGCGTGGGTTGGTATTTCATTCTCAAAAGAAAAAAACTCTCAAAGACACTTTAAACTTAATAATAATTGTGAAGTTAAAGCCGTTGCAACATCAAAAGATGCCTTGAGGGGTTATACACCTACCATTCTTGTATTTGATGAAGCGGCGTTTATCGAAGCAGACTCAGATTTCTGGTCAGCCTGTATGGCGTCCCTATCTACAGGGGGTAAAGTTATCGTTGTATCCACACCAAACGGATATGACCAAATTTATTATGAAATATACGACCAGTCATTAAGAAACATGAACGATTTTAAAATATCTGAAATGTTTTGGTATCGTGACCCAAGATATACAAAAGATTTGTATATGGTTAAAACTCCTGACTTAGTACATTTCTTATTAAATCGTGAAGAATATAGTGATAAAGATATCATTAATTTGTCGATGGACAATCCATACGAAAGAGACCATACCGTTGTAACCGATTATATTGAACAAGGGTACAAACCATGTTCTGCTTGGTTTGAGGGTATGGTTAAGAAGTTAAAGTTTGATAGAAGAAAAGTTGCACAGGAATTAGAATGTGACTTTTTAGGTTCGGGTGATAATGTATTCGAATCTGAATTGATGCAAGAAATATCCAAAAATACTTTACGTGAACCACAAGCCAAACTAATGGGAGGTTCCCTATGGATATTTAAAGAACCTGTAAACGGACATAAGTACGTAATGGGTGTCGATGTATCAAGAGGTGACTCTGAGGACTTCTCGTGTATCCAAATCATTGATTTTGAAACAAGAGAACAGGTATTAGAATATGTTGCCAAGGTTCCACCTGATGTATTAGCAGAAATCGCATATAAATGGGGGACAATGTACAACGCTTATTGTGTTATTGATATCACAGGAGGTATGGGTATTTCTACATCAAGAAAATTACAAGAATTATCATATCAAGGTGGTTTATATGTCGATAATGTCGATACAAGTAATAAGTGGAAATGGGACCCAAAAATTAATGACCGAATACCAGGTATTAACTTTAACTCAAAAAGGGTACAAATTATATCCGCGTTTGAGGAAAATGTTAGACATGGATTTAAAGTATATTCAAGTAGATTATACAATGAAATGAATACGTTTATTTATATTAACGGAAGACCTGACCATCAAAAAGGTCATCACGATGACTGTATTATGGGTGTATCTATGGCGTTATATGTTGCCGAAAAATCATTTCAATCATTAGAAAAAGTTACAAACCATACTAAAGCAATGATTAACTCATGGGCAACCACTGTTAATGAAAACAAAAACTCTTCTGAATTCTTTAATCCAATGGTTCCTCAAATGGGTAGAGATAATGGTATGAATAATAATGGCGCGGCAACTAAAGCTGATTACCAAAAATACGGATGGCTATTTGGTGCCTGATAAGTATTTATATTATCAAAGTAATTAGTAAAATTGTAATATGAGTGAACAAAATCTAACGGTCTGGCAGAGGCTATCGCAAACATTCGGCCCAAATTCACTGTTGAAACAGGATTATCCGACTTTTAAGTTTGATAAAAAAGAACTTCTGCGTACGCCAAATCGTGACGATTATGAGAGAGAAAAACTCCAAGCTCAACAAACATTTTATTTAACAAATCAATGGGCTAAAGTTGAGAATAATTTATACTCTCAAGCAATCTATTATGAACCATCAAGATTGTCTGCTCAATACGATTATGAGTCAATGGAATACACTCCTGAGATTTCTGCGGCATTGGACATTTACTCTGAGGAGTCTACAACAACAAATGAAGATGGTTTTATTTTACAAATTTATTCAGAATCAAAAAGAATTAAATCAGTATTAGCCGATTTATTTAACAACGCCCTTGATATTAATACTAACTTACCAATGTGGACAAGAAACACGTGTAAGTATGGTGATAACTTCGTTTATATGAAATTAGACCCTGAAAAAGGTATTATTGGTTGTCAACAATTACCAACAATTGAAATTGAACGTCATGAGGTTGGAGTTACTGCTAAGATTACTGTTGATATTACACAAGAAAAAGATGAGAATAAAAAGGCTCTTCACTTTACTTGGAAGAATAAAAACATGGAGTTTCAATCATGGGAAATCGCTCACTTTAGATTATTAGGTGATGACAGAAAACTTCCTTACGGTACATCTATGTTGGAAAAGGCTCGACGTATTTGGAAACAGTTATTGTTATCAGAAGATGCGATGTTAATTTACCGTACATCAAGAGCACCTGAAAGAAGGATGTTTAAAGTATTCGTGGGTAACATGAATGATGATGACGTTGAAGCATACGTAAACCGTGTTGCCAACAAATTTAAAAGAGAACAAATTGTTGATGCCAAAACAGGTAATGTTGATATGAGGTTTAACCAAATGGCTGTTGACCAAGATTATTTCATCCCTGTTCGTGACCCTGCAGCTCCAGACCCAATTACAACATTACCAGGAGCAACAAACCTATCAGAGATTGCCGACATTGAATATATTCAAAAGAAATTATTGACAGCTCTTCGTGTTCCAAAGGCGTTCTTAGGATTTGAAGAAGTTGTTGGTGATGGTAAAAACTTATCATTACAAGATATCCGTTTTGCTCGTACAATCAATAGAATTCAAAAATCTATGATTGCCGAGTTGAACAAGATAGCAATCGTTCACTTATTCTTATTAGGGTTTGAGGATGAATTACAAAACTTTACATTAGGACTTACAAACCCATCAACACAAGCCGATTTATTAAAAATCGACGTATGGAAAGAAAAAGTATTATTGTATAAAGATTTGGTTGCAGACCCAGGAAACGGTATTCAACCTACATCATCAACATGGGCTAAAAAACATATCTTTGGTTGGTCTGATGAAGAAATCAGGTTGGATTTACAACAACAAAGAATTGAAAGAGCGGTTGGTGAAGAACTTAAAGCAACACCTACAGTTATTACCAAAACAGGTTTATTTGATAATATTGATAAATTATACGGTAGTTCTACAGGTGGTACTGCAAGTGCTACTGCAACTACTGCAGGTGATGATACGGGTGCGGTTCCATCATTTGGTGGTGGCGGATTTGAAACTGCAGAACCAACAGGAGGTGAAGAAGCTCCACCAGCAGAAGCTCCACCAGCAGGAGGTGAATCTGAAGTTACGCCTGAATCTAAAAAAGAAAGAATGAATATTCTATTAGAAAGCGGATTCGCAGAAAAAAGTAGATTTTTTAATTTAGACCAAGGTCAAGATTCTTTGGGAGAAATTTCAAAAGAATTGGATAAGTTATTAAACTCGTAATATTTATATTGAAAATAGACAAAATGACTTTCGGGCAAATCAAATCCATAATTGAAAACAACTTATTAGAATCCTACAGAAATGAACAGGAGTTTAAAAAATCGTTAAAAGAATTCAAACACAACGTTTTGAGTAATAAAAATATGTCAAAACTATATTCTTTATACGACCAATTAACAACACCTCAGGGATTAACTGAAAACGATGCCAAAGATTTTCTTGATGAAGGTATTAGTTTAATTCAAAAATTATTACCATTAATTAAAACTCCAAAGACCGTAACTGAAAACGTTGAAAACAAATATTCTGACGTTGACGCTCTTGTTTACACAAACAAGTTGGATTTAATGGAAAGATTAAAATCAAAGAAAAATTTAATTCAAACTTTAAAATTGGCGAAAAAAGAAACCATAAAGGAAACAATTAACATTCCTTTAAAATCTATGGTCTTCATCGCGAATCAAACTTTGAATAGTTATCTTGACAATCTTGACGAAACCGCAAAAAAAGAATTTATCCAATTAATGTCTGAAGACACTTCATCTCTTAAAGAGAAATTTGAAACTTTACGTGAAAGTACTATTGGTAAATTAAATACTCTATTAGAAAACGAACACGAGTTTGAAATTCAAACAAAATTGTCTGAAACAATTGATAGATTGAAAGTTGAAAAATTTGACCAACTTAATTTCCTTAAGTTAAAAAACTTAGAAGAATCAATCTAATTTAGATTTCAATTTTTGAATGTAAGAAGCCTTCAACTTTTGTTGTCTTTTTTCTACCGACTTTTTAACAAACTCTTTTTTACCAAACAATATCTGATTTTGTTTAGTTTTAATTACTTTTGACTTTAATGTCTTTAGGGCTTTTTCTATCCCGTCTTTTTTTACATCTACTTTTAACATATTATACAAATATCTTATATTTTCTGAAAGTTTTTGACAATGGAACTATTTTTTGTTATTTTTTTACAAACAAATAACTCCT